AAAAAGGTGAGGCTATGCCATTGAAGGAGCGTTCTTTTTCGGCAATCTCACGAGAGAAATAACCCACTTTATCCTTGATATGGATATTTTGGTCTGCTAAATCGGAAAAATATTTTTTTAATTGAAGATACATATTAATTATTTTTTTTCTTGCTGTTCTGCTTGTAAAATTGATTCGGTAAGTACTTCAAAGAAGTCGTACACACGGGTAGCGTTGCACTGGTGCCAGTTGCCTAACGGCTGATGCTTGTCCATAGCCATTATGCTGATAATCTTTGAAAAGGGGGTATAGTTTTTTAATGTAGAATTACGAAAGACGAATGACGAACCCTCGTCTTTCGTATCTTTTTTATCGTCTTTAGCAGTGAATACCTTTGGAAACCTGCTGATGATGTACTCCCTACAGCAGGTGTAAGCAAACACTACCTCGTAGGCGGTAGTTATAGCTACCTTATCGGTATGCTCGGCTACTTGTGGGAGGTTCAGTACATCAAAAGGCGTGTCAGGAAGATTGTAAAGCGAGGCTACCAACTGGCGCAATAGCAACTCATCCTTGTACTGCGAAAGCCGCAAACGATAATAGATACTATCGGCTACGGAAAACTGTTTGATAGTAAGATTTGCCAAACGAGGGGCAGGAGCTACCATTTTCGTGAGATCAGGAAAATGGTATAGCTTTTTGGTAGAGAGGAAAGGCTCGGCGTATTGCCATAGTGTAGTGAAAGGGACTTCTTGCAATAACTGCTGTTGGGTACGATTAGGTAGGTGCGAAATCAATACTTTTATAATACGCAAAGGCGTTTCTTCTGTGTTATCCAATGTTAATAGAATCCTGCACAACGCCCCTCGTTGCTGCTCATTGAGTTCTTCATAAGTTTGTGGTATTGTTATATCCATTATCGTCTGTTTTTTTCTCTGATGTTCTCGTATTCTTTGATAGCGCGCTGCATTTCTCTACCATTCTTAGCATCGGCAATCACGTAGGCGTCTAAGCCGTTTTTCTCGAGGCGGTCGAGGGTAGCGGTTAGCTGAGTGAGAGTGTGTTTGAGTTCGCTCATAGAAGCCAATTGCTCTCCTCCTTTATCTGACTTGTCAGATGTGTAGGACGATTCATAGTTCTCTGCCACATTTCCGCCAGTAGCGTAAGTATTTTGGGACTTTCCAGTGCGTTTGGCTTCTATCCACTCGGTAACGCGGGCGACTTGCGGGTCGGAGAGTAGCATTGCGGGTATTACGTACTCTTTGCCGTGCACTACTCCTGCTACCTCTTGCCCTGTTTCATCGGTAAAACCTAAGCCCTTGGTATAACCTCCCTTGGCATAACTTGGGGGCTGTTGTGCTGCTACAATTCCTAATTGTACCGCACCTATTGCACCTACTATAGCAGCCAAAGCAGTACCCGCCAAAGGTCCTGCATCCGAATAGGCTCGCATTACCGCCATAGCTGTATTGGCTATGATATTGAGCATATTGGCAGCTTTTTGGGCTTTGAACTGCTTGAGGGCAAGTTCTTTCTTTTTGGCTTCTGCTTCCTCATCAAGGCGTTGTACTTCCTTTTGGTATTGCGTTTGTGAAATATACCCTTGGTTGAGTTGGTCGAGTAGGGCTTGTTTTTTCTTTTGTTGGTTAGCTGTATATTTGGAAAGTTCGCGGGCATTGAGGTTTTCCTGCAACTGGCTAAAAGCACTAAATGCGTTGTTCATTGCCCCTATGCCCATTTCGACAGCTCGAAAGCGCGCGTGAACATTGTCGAGGTTAGCAAATACATTTTCCCATTCGGCGGCAGTAAAACCTAATACATCAACCCTTTCGAGTTCTGAGCCTGCTGCTTTATCTACCTCTTTGGTATTTAAGTTATCCAACTGCTCTTTTACTTTAGTCATCTGCTCTTCCACCTTCTGAATATCTTCTATAAGTTTATCTTTGGCTTCACCCGTAACGGTTTGCAGGTAATCCATTAGGAGTTTCTTTTGCGCCTCGAAGCTGGCGAGGCTTTCTTTTAAGATTTCTTCATCGGCTTTGCGGCGGAGGGCTTTTTTAGCGTCTTCTAAGGTTTTGATTTGCGATAGTTCTTTGTCGGAAATCTGTCCGCGTAGAGCTTCTTTGGCGGTGTCTAAATCTTGAATGAGGAGGAGTTCCTCTGCCTTTTCACGTTTTTTCACTGCAAGGCATTCGTTCATTTCTTTGAGGGTGCGCTCTACTTCTTTGGCACTATGCTTTTCGCGTACTTGGGCTAGTTCGGCTTGTTCTTGTTTTTCATATTCAACAGCTATTTGCTTGTTGAGTTCTTGCAATTTGCGTTTTTCCTGAATTGTTTTGAGCAGGTTTGGGTCATTATTGCCTTTCGCTTCTGTTTTTAGCTTTAGAATGTCCTGCTCTAAGTCGGCATTTTCTTGTTGTAGCTTGAACCGCTTGTCGTTATATTTTTGCTCGGTAAGAGCCAACTGTTTGTCGAGGCTTTCCTCCAATCCCTGCGTAATTTCTTTTTGGAGTTCCTGCTCGGCTGCCAAGCGCGCCTTATTAGCATTGCGGTACTCATCGGCGTAGTCCTTGGACTGTTTTTTTGTTCCTTCACCAGCAGGAGATATAGGAGTAACGCTATCATCAGTAACAACAACACCATTCTTTGCGTTTTCTTCTTGTTGTTTAAGAAGAAGATCGGTAGCAGCTTTCAGTTCGTCGTTTGCTTTTTTGACATTTTGAACTTTGTTTTTAGTAGCTGTTACTATATCATCACTCATTGCCGCGATAGGATTGCCAAAGTTTTTCATTCCGTTCAAAGCGCGTTCATACCAAGCAATATTTTCTTCTAATGATGAATATTCTTGTTTGGCGAGGGCTTCAGCTTTTTGGTCTACCAGTGCTTTTAAATATTTTTCTCTTGCAGCCGCTTTGATACTTTCTATATATCGATCGAGAGCTTGTTTAGCTTTGTCAGTGTTAGCAGTTTCGACAGTAAGTTGTTTGTTGTATTGCGGAACAAGTCGGTTCAGTTCATCTACAGCCTTCTTACGTTCGTTATAACTCTTATTAGTATCATTGGCAGTTTTGAGTAATTGTCGCAAATGATGTTCTTGTGCCGCTGTTTGTACATTAGCTTCTTTGATAGCATCGTTCTGTATTTTGAGTTGTAAATTTACTTCTTTCTGTTTGTTAGAAAATAATACAAGAGCCGTTACTACTGCTGTTATAGCCCCTAATAATAATCCCCAAGGGTTCATTTTGGTAACGAGATTGAAAGTGCGCATTGCGGCTGTTGCTCTAATAGTATTACCTGTAAGTGTTGCCTTGGCAGCCGAAAGCAGCAATACAGTACCTTTCCACAAAGCGGTAGTAGCATTTGCTACTTTCATAGCAGCATTGTACAAGATGGTTTGTTGCCAAGCGGCTTTGGTGGCTATGGTAGAGAGATAGACGGCGGCGCGGTAGCTTACTACGGCGGTAGTACATACCACTATGGCTTTTGCTAAGAAAGCAATACGATCGCGGAAGACTTTCACGCCATCGCCTGCTTTGGAGGTTACCCCCGTGAGCCAACCCAGTAGCTTGATGAGTCCGCCGAACCATTGCGCCATAGTGTCGGAAGTAAAGGTTTCGGCAAATACTTTCTTTATCTTCTCCCATATAGCGGCGGTATTTTCGTTTACCTTATTGAACTCATTCTGTATAGAAGTGCCGTCCTGCATTGCTTGTACTGAGAGGTTCATCAACTCGCGGAATCGGTCGGCTTTGTCGCCAGCGGTACCCAATGCTTTTTGCACCTCGAGGGTGTTGAGCTTTAATCCTTTGAGTACGCCCGCTGTTTGCTCGGCTCCTAAGCCTTTGAGGCTTTCGCCAAAGCGCAAAAAGAACTCTTCGGGGCGGGTGTTGAACAGTTCGGAGGCTTCTTTGGTGGTGAGCTTCATCTGTTTGGCAAAAGCTGCTATATTGTTACCCGCTACGCTCATAAAGCGCGAGTAACCGCTGGAAGCCACTTCGGCATCGATACCGCTTTCCTCGAAAGCAGCGCCGAGTCCTAATGTTTTTTCGATAGAGGGCTTTAGCACCGCAGGCAATGCCCCTATGCGGGTGGCAAAATCGGTGATGTTCTGTTCGCTACTGCTACCATTCGCCCCCAGTTCGTTGAGGGCAGAGCCAATGGCGTTGAGGGCTTCGCCATAGTTTTGGTCGCGGGTTTCCTCAAATAGGTTTTTGAGTTTACCCACCTTGGTAGTTACTTCTTCTAAACCGCCTTGGAAAGAGTCGCCCAAGGCAACGTATATCTTATCGATTTCTTCGGTAAACTCTTTGATTTGCTCTTTATCGGTAATACCCAAACGACCGCCTATTTGGGCGATATTGAGGAGTTCCTGCTTGGAGGTGCGGGTATTGAGCTCATCAAACTCGTTCCACAACTCGCGTACCTGCTCGGAGGCGAGCCCTGTGGTTTTCTCTACGCCCGTCATCAGGTCGGATACTTTGAGGAGTTCGTCCACCGATTCGCGGGCTTTACCCACAAAAGAAGAAAAGAAGCCCGTGATAAGGTTGCCAGAGAATACCCCGCGCACGATGTCGCCAAAGCGTGAAGTACTGGTAGCCGTTTGGGTAATAGCCCCATTCACTTGGTTTATTTCATCGCGTACACGGTTGAAGTGCGCTTGTGCCTCACGCAATTGCGCTGCACGCTGTTGGAACTCTTCAGTACCAGGAGTGAGGTTGCGAAGTTCACGAGAGAGTGTGCGCACCTCGCGATTTAAGGCAGTAAAAGTATTCTCTACCTCCTTACCGTTGATACGTATCGTAAGTTGTGATGTAGTGTTGTTGCTTGCCATTTTAATTCACTATTGTTTGTTGTCCGTTGGGGTTTTTATCGAGGGTAGTGAGGTTGATATTGGGGAAGTTGCCGTATAGGGTGCTGTCCCATTGGTTCCAATCGCGGATACGCTCGAAGACTTCGAGGGTGCGCAATCGCTTTACAGGCATACGGGTGGAGAGAATGGTGTACGCCTCGCGCTTGTCGCTACCACTACCACTGAGGTTTTTGCCCCCTGGTATGCCTGCCCCAAGCAAACAAGGGTCTACCCCCATAGGGAAGAGTATTTCGGAGTTGCCCGCACTGGCATCGGGCAAGAA